ATGTTTTTGGTGCGCTCTGACGGTATCGTTGTGGAGTAAACATCATGGCAAGCGTCAATGTTTCGGTACAAAGCGGTAACAGCTTGATTGCAAATGTTGAAACGACTTCACAAGTCATCAACTTAAATAGCACAAGCATTACTGCAAGCATCACCCCAACACCAAATCAAGTTATCAGCCTTGATCGTGGCTTGGTTGGCCCTCCGGGTCCAAACGCCATCGGCGGTTATCCAATTAGCGTGTCAACTCCGTCCAACTACGATGCGCTAATGTTTTTAGACAATGAATGGACAAACGTGCCGCAAGTGGAAATCACTGACGGTGGAAACTACTGAGGAATAGCATCATGGCAAACACAATTCGCATCAAGCGCAGAGCAAACGGTGGTGGCTCTGGCGCACCCGCAACCCTTCAAAACGCTGAACTTGCGTTTAACGAACAAACCAATGTGCTGTATTACGGCACAGGTACAGGCGGTGCTGGAGGCAGCGCAACCAGCGTCATCGCAATTGCGGGTACTGGCGCTTTCGTTGACACTTCCACAAACCAAACTGTTGGTGGAACAAAGACGTTTAGCAGCACAATTAGTGGCTCTGTGACGGGTAATGCTGGCACAGCTACAGCCCTTGCTACTGGTCGAACAATTGCTATCACAGGCGATTTAGCCTACACCAGCCCGTCATTTGATGGTACTGGTAACGTCACTGGCACTGGCACACTGGCAACCGTTAACACTAACGTGGGTACGCACACCAAGATAACCATCAACGCCAAAGGCTTGGCAACTGCTGGTTCACAAGCAAGCCTGTCGGATTTGTCTGTGCCTACGGCGGCATTTAGCTTCAACAGCCAAAACCTGACCAACCTTGCTAACCCGGTAAACGCACAGGACGCTGCAACCAAGTCGTATGTGGACAGCACAGCTCAAGGCTTGGACACCAAGGCATCTTGCGTTGTTGCGTCTACAGCCAACATTGCGACATTGAGTGGCTTGTTGACCGTGGATGGCATTACTGTTGCTGCTGGTGATCGCGTTCTGGTTAAGAACCAAACCGCACAAGCCGACAACGGTATTTATGTCGCAAGCGCATCGGCATGGGCACGTTCTTCTGACATGGATGTGTATTCGGAGTTCCCGGCTGCTTACACTTTTATTGAGCAAGGAACAACGCAAGCCGACACAGGATGGGTCTGTACTGTCAACCAAGGCGGCACGTTGGGCACAACCCCAATTACTTGGGCGCAGTTTAGCGGCGCTGGCAGCTATACCGCTGGCACTGGCCTTACCCTTACCGGGACCACGTTCGCCCTTGCTACACCCGTTGCCGTGGCAAACGGCGGTACAGGCGTGACAACTAGCACTGGTTCTGGCGCAAACGTGTTGGCTACAAGCCCAACACTGGTCACTCCTTTGCTTGGTACACCAACATCTGGCACTTTGACCAACTGCACGGGCTTGCCAGTGGCTTCTGGCATCAGTGGTTTGGGAACTGGCGTTGCTACTTTCCTTGCAACACCTTCCAGCGCAAACTTGGCTGCGGCAGTAACTGGTGAAACAGGCAGCGGCGCACTGGTGTTTGCAACCAGCCCTGCTTTGGTTACTCCAGCTCTTGGCACACCATCCAGCGGCACTTTGACAAGCTGCACAGGCTTGCCATTGACCACAGGCGTTACTGGCACTCTGGCCGTGTCCAACGGTGGTACAGGCGCTACAACGCTGACTGGCTACGTCAAAGGCACTGGCACAACCGCCATGACCGCTTCTGCAACAATCCCCAACACAGACATCACGGGATTGGGCACAATGTCAACCCAAAGCGCGGCAAGCGTTGCAATCACTGGTGGTAGCATTATTAACCTGACCACCTTTGACGGCATCACGATTGACGGCGGCACGTTTTAATTTTTCATCAACCCTGCCTATATAGGCGCAACAAGGGAGCCATATGGCGAACATCATCAAACCAAAGCGGTCCAACACAGCCGCAAAAGTCCCAACCACCACTGAACTCATAAGTGGTGAATTGGGGGTCAACATGGCTGACCGCAAGGTTTACATCAACAACGGCACGGCTGTTGTTCAGGTGGGCGCGGGAAACCTGGGCGGCCTTGGTGATGTTGCCATTGCAACCCCGACCAACGGTCAAGCGTTGACCTACAACACAACCACCAGCAAATGGGTAAACTCAGCCGCTGGAACAGGTACAGTCACAAGCGTTGCAACAGGTAGCGGCTTGACGGGTGGGCCAATTACGACAAGCGGCACGGTAAGTTTGGCAACAGCATATGGCGATACGGTCAACCCCTATGCCAGCAAGACCGCCAATAACTTTCTTGCTGCCCCTAACGGTTCTGCTGGTGTTCCTACGTTTCGCGCAATTGTTGCTGCTGACATTCCGACCCTGAATCAAAACACTACCGGAAATGCAGCAACGGCAACTTCAAGCCCTTTGCTTTCTGCGCTCGGAAGCTACGTTTGGTCTCAAAGCACACTTCCTACAAGTTACTCAGCAGGCATTCAATCTGCATTTGTTGGCCCCGCAGTGGGTGAGGGGTCTTGGCAGAATTACGGCTCTGTAATGACCATGCGAACTTACCCCGGCGGGGGTGGTTCGCTGCAACTGTACGTCCCTTACGGGCCGAGTAATGGAGGCACAGGTCTTCAGGTTCGTTTTGGCGATTACAACGTATCCAGCGGCAACGCTTGGACTGCGTGGAAAACACTTCTGGCGAGCGACAACTACAACAGTTACGCCCCTACCCTGACAGGTACGGGGGCAAGTGGTTCTTGGGGTATTAGCGTCACTGGCACATCCGCAAACGTCACCGGGACAGTGGCTGTCGCCAACGGCGGCACGGGCGCGACAACAGCGGGCTCAGCAAGAACCAGCCTTGGAGCCACAACCCTTGGCGCAAACGTGTTTACGGTTCCAAACGTAACCGCAATTGCGTTTCCAAGATTTAACGCTGACAACACCGTTTCAACATTAGACGCTGCATCATTTCGCACCGCTATTGGAGCAGGCACTGGAAACGGAAACGGAACTGTCACATCAGTTGCAACATCGGGCACTGTCAGCGGATTGACGCTCACTGGCGGCACGATCACCACAACGGGCACAATTACTTTGGGCGGTACGCTTGCGGTAACGCCTTCCAACTTTGCAAGTCAAACAGCCAACACAGTTCTTGCTGCACCAAATGCTGCGGCTGGTGTTCCCACATTTAGGTTGTTGGTTGCATCTGACATTCCAACCCTGAACCAGAACACGACTGGTAGCGCGGCGACACTTACGACAGGCCGCACTATTGCTATGACCGGGGATGTGGCATACACAAGCAGCAGTTTTAACGGAAGCGCAAACGTCACAGGAACGGCAACCCTTGCAAACAGCGGCGTGACGGCTGGCAGCTACACCTACACAAGCATTACGGTTGATGCCAAAGGGCGAGTGACCTCAGCCTCATCGGGTTCAACGCCAAGTGCATTTCCAGCAGGCACTGCAATGTTGTTTGTGCAAACCGCTGCTCCAACTGGATGGACCAAATCAACAACACATAACAATAAAGCGTTAAGAGTTGTTTCTGGTACAGCAACTTCAGGCGGATCTGTTGCTTTTACAACAGCATTTGCTTCTCAAGGTGTTTCAGGATCAATAGCAAACGCTACAGCAGGAGGCTCGGTCAGCATATCAGGTGGATCTGTATCGGCCACAACACTGTCTACGTCAGAAATACCTGCCCATAGTCACGGAGCTTCAGCAGGAGACACTACTAATTTTGATTCAGGATCTTTCTTTGCAGGCATGTCTTCGTCAAACAGAACTAATAACACTAATAATGCAGGGGGTGGTGGTTCCCATACTCACGGATTTACCGCACCATCTGGATCATTTACAGGAACAGCACACAATCATACATTTACAGGAACTGCAATAAATTTAGCAGTATCTTATGTTGATGTAATTATTGCAACGAAAGATTAAAATGAAAATAGAGCCAAAAACAAACTGTCCGCTTAATGCGTTTAGTCCATGTCGTCAACTTGACTGTGCATGGTTTATGAAAGTGCGTGGCACTAACCCCAATACTGGGGAAGAACTCGATGATTATGGCTGCTCAATGGCTTGGCTACCTGTGTTGATGATTGAAAATAGTCAACAACAAAGACAGACAGGTGCAGCCGTTGAGTCTTTTAGAAATGAGATGGTAAGAGCAAACGAAAAAAGCCAACAAGTTTTATTGGCAACAGCTTCGATTAACCCAATTATGTTGATGAGTAAATAATGAAACTTTCAATTATTCCTTCTGATGGTGCTGTTGTAAAAGATGGCATTGGTTACGCTAACCTTTCTTGGCTTGGCACTCCAGACAATGTTCATGCGTTGCAGTGGCTTGATTCGAGTGGGTGGATTGAGCCTATTGCAACGGATATTAACGAAGTAATTTATGCTTTACCGCAATGGGCAAACAACGCGCTTGATGCTTGGACTGTTGCCAATACTCCGCAACCAATTGAACCACCAACAGTCGCGCAAAATAAGTTAACAGCTAGTAAAAAATTGTATCAAACGGATTGGACAACAATTCCTGATGTTTTAGATCCAACAAAAAGTAATCCGTATTTAACAAATTCAGACGAATTTGTTGCGTATCGAAATCAAATTAGGAATGTTGCAATCAACCCTGTTTCAGGCGAAATTGATTGGCCGACTAAACCAACAGCAATTTGGTCAAGTTGACGTAAAAACATTACTGCGAAACCAAAAGGACCACGATTTCAGTGAATGTTGGTAGGCAGTGCAATTGGTAAAATTTATTTGCAGGAAACGGTATGACGAGCATCAACGAAACAGAAGCACGGCTAAATTCACATGAGGCTGTGTGCGCTTTGCGCTATGAACAAATTAACGCACGACTCAAGAGGATTGAGAACATCATGCTGAAGACTGCTGGCGTGATGATTTTAGGTATGGGTGGCACAATTTTTTCTGCTGTGTGGATTCTAAAATGAAAGATTGGGCCGTTAGCTTTATTGCTGCGACCCTACTTTGTGGGCTGGTAGTTTGGTGCGCCAAAGTGTTTATTGAGGTGTTGTATGTTGGCTGAACTTGCTGCTGCTAATGCGGCCTTTGCAGTAATAAAAGGCGCTTTAGCCAACGGCAAGGAGCTGTCTGCGCTTGGCTCGCGGGTGTTCGACTACTTCGACAACAAGGCGATCATCCAAGAAAGAGCCACCAAAAAGGGCGGCGGCTCCGACATGGAAGAATTCATGGCGCTTGAGCAACTGAACGCGCAAGAAGTGGAGCTGCGTGAACGGATGGTCTACGAAGGCAGACCCGGCATGTGGGAGGATTGGCAGAAGTTCCAAGCCGCTGCTGCCCGTAGGCGCAGGGAAGCCAAGGAAGAAGCCGCCAGAGAAGCAAAGAGGCGGCAGCGGCAGCTTGAAGACATGGTTGAGTACATAGCCATCGGATTGGGAGTAATCGTCCTTGCTGGCCTTCTGGTAGGCGGCATTGTTCTTTACATGAAGCACTTGAGATGAGCGAAAAGCCTGAGTCCATCATTGACAAAGTGCTGTCCTATGTAGACAGCCCGTTCAAACTGTTTGCCATCCTTGTGATGGGCGTGGTGGCCTTTGCCGGGTACTTCCTTTGGCAGAACCAGACCTTCATGTTTGACGCTTACAAAGAGTCCAAGAAGCTGCCAGAGATCAACGCTGCAAGGGCCGATGATGCCAGTTCCATGCTGCTCAAAAAGACGGGCGCAACCGTGGTGGCGGTGTTCAAGGTCAACCCGTTGTTTAACAGCCGGGTGCTGTACAAAGCCTACACCAAGGACGGGCGCGACAAGACGATTGAAGACATTGATGTGGGGCTGTTCAGTCAGAACTCTGCCAACAACGCCGATGTGGTCAAGCTGATGACCAATGAGATTCCCTGCGGCGACTACCGCTATGCTCAGTCTGAGGTGGGCTTGTGGTACTTGGAAAAGGGCGTGACGTTTACCTGCC